TTGTTTATTAATGTGGAGATGTATAAATGCCAATTGATATTTTTGGGTTTACCATTGGTAAAAACGGAAAAGTAGCCCCCAAGCCAGCAAGTGACTCTGATACAAAAGCAGAGTCATTTGTTGGTCCTGATGAGTATGATGGCACATTTAGTCTCGGTGGTGGAATCTATGGACAGTATGTTGACTTCAATGGTAACATAAAATCCGAAAACGATTTAATCATGAAGTATCGTTCGATGGCTCTCTTCCCAGAGGTAGACATAGCCATCGACGATATTGTTACAGAGGCTATGGTTCAATCAGAGGATCGAAAGATTGTAGAAATAAACATGGATCATGTTGATCTTTCTGACTCAATTAAAAAGAAGGTCAAAGAAGAATTTGATTCCATTCTTAGACTTCTAAACTTTAACAAGAAATCATATGAAATTTTTCGACGATGGTATATTGACAGTAAGTTGTACTATCATATAATTACTGATAGTGATTCCAAGAATAAAGGAATCATTGAACTTCGTGCGATTGATCCTCTTAATATCAAGAAGATCAGAAACGTCAATAAAGAAAACAAGAAGATCAATAACACAAGTGTTCCACTTGTAAAATCAGTGGAAGAGTTCTATCTCTATACAAACCTTGACAAGCAATCTTCTTTCCAAACAACTCAACAGGGTCTTAAGATTGCTCCAGATTCCATTTGTTATATTCACTCTGGTGTTGTTGATTCAGCATCAAAGAGAGTAGTTGGATATCTACAGAAAGCAATCCGCCCACTCAACATGCTTCGACAAACAGAGGATGCTCTTGTTGTCTATCGAATTTCACGCGCCCCTGAGCGTCGTATCTTCTATATTGACGTTGGTAATCTACCAAAGCAGAAAGCAGAGCAGTACCTCAAAGACATCATGAATCGTTATCGAAACAAACTCGTATATGATGCAAACACAGGTGAGATACGAGACGATCGTAAGCACATGTCCATGCTTGAGGATTACTGGCTACCGCGAAGAGAAGGTGGTAGAGGAACCGAAATCAGTACACTCGATGGTGGTCAGAACCTATCAGAGATGGATGATGTTGATTACTTCTTGAAGAAAGTATATAAGGCACTTCATGTTCCAGTATCTCGTATGGAAGCCGAGAATGGATTTAACATGGGTCGTTCATCTGAGATTACTCGGGATGAAGTTAACTTCTTCAAGTTTGTGGATCGTCTCCGTGATAGATTCTCGGAACTATTCTACAATCTTCTTCGTATACAGTGCCTTCTAAAAGGCATAATGAACCAAGAAGACTGGAAGAGAATCTCACAGGATATCTACTTTGACTATAAAAAAGATTCATACTTTACAGAACTCAAAGAATCAGAAATTCTAAAAGAAAGAATGGATATTCTTCAGGCAGTTGAACCATATATTGGTAGATTCTATTCTGAGGAGTGGATTAAAAAGAACATTCTTCGACAGTCTGATGATGAGATTAAATCTATACAGAAACAAATGCAAAGTGAAGCACCTCCACCAGAGGAAGGTCTACCCCCACAGGAGTGATTATGAAACCAGCAGAACAAATACTAAAAGATATTATTGATAATAACCTTGACAGATTAAAGATGACATTTGGTGATACCATCAATATGAAAGTTCAAGATATTACAGGGAGACTAACTCCCGACATCGCTGCAAGCCTGGTTACAGGAAGAGACGATGAAACCGATGATTACGAAAGCGAGGATACAGATGGAAACGTCTAATATTATAGATAATTTATTGGATAAAAACTATTCTGAAGCAGAGAAGAATCTTAAGACGATTCTATACAACAAGATGGCAGATGCTATTCAGAGTAAATATCCATCGAGTCAAGAGGAACCACAACCAGAAGAGGACTGATCCCATGCTCCTAATCACAGAAACAACCAACGATGTTAGGCTAGTTACCGAAGCACAGGAAGACGGCAACAAGAATTACTTCATTGAAGGTATCTTCATGCAGTCAAACAAACCAAACCGCAACAAGAGATTTTATGCGGATAGTGTTCTCTTTCCAGAGGTTGAGCGTTACAAGAACACCTATGTTGAACAGAACCGTGCCTTTGGTGAACTCAACCACCCACAGGGACCAACCGTAAACCTTGATCGTGTTTCTCACATTATCAAGAGCCTCGATCAGGATGGTGACAATATCATTGGTAAGGCAAAGATCATGGAAACACCAATGGGTAAGATTGTCAAAAACCTCATGGACGAAGGTGCCAAACTTGGTGTTTCTTCAAGAGGTATGGGATCTCTTCGAGAGAGAAATGGAATCAATGAAGTTCAGAAGGACTTCATGCTATCAGCAGTTGATATCGTAGCAGATCCATCTGCTCCCGATGCTTTTGTTAATGGCATCATGGAAGGAAAGGAATGGATCTGGGACAATGGAATTCTAAGAGAAAGAACAATTCAATCCTATCAGGAAAGAATCGAATCTGCGTATACCAACAAGAAAAACAAGGAAGAAAAGTTAATGGAAGTATACGCAGACTTCATGTCAAAACTCAAAAAAATATAAATAATGGCGCTTATAGAACAAAAAGGAGTCCTTTCAAATGAGCCAAAATCCAGTAGACACAGCAAGAACAATCCTAGAGAAGTTAGATTCTCTCGATGAAGCGGATGTCGTTCTTGACTCAGAAAAGTACAACAAGGACACTACAGGTAAGGGCGATGAAGTTCATACCGATGAAGGTCCAAACAATGAAAAGAAGAACAAGAACTCAATCAAGCCAAAGCCCAGTGCTGCTAAGGCAGAGAAGTCTTACCCCGAGGTCAAGCCAGAGGGTGGAAACCAGGCAGGTGGCGGAGTCACCGAAGGACTTGATGCTCTCTTCAATGGTGAAGATCTTTCAGAGGACTTCAAACTAAAGGCAATCACCATCTTTGAGGCTGCTCTAAACGAGAAGATTGAATCAGAGATCGCAGAACTAGAAGAGGCTTACGTTGTTCGTCTTGCTGAAGAGGTAGCAGAAGTTACTAAGGATCTCACCGAGAAGATCGACGAGTACCTTGATTACGCTGTTCAGAACTGGCTCGAAGAGAACTATCTCATGGTCGAGCAGGGAATTCGTACCGAAGTAGCCGAGTCATTCATGAGCGGCCTTCGTGATCTCTTTGAGGATCACTACATCGAAGTTCCCGAAGGTAAGGTTGATCTCGTTGATGAACTCGCCGAAGAGAACGAAGAACTCGTTGCTCGTCTAAACGATGAGATTCAGAGAACAATTGATCTCTCCGAGGATCTTCTTGAACTTCAGAGAGAAATTGTTTTCAACAGCATCTCAGAAGATCTTGTTGATACTGAAGTCGAGCGATTCAAGTCACTCGTCGAAAACATTGAGCATACAGACATTGAAGAGTATGCCGAAAAACTAAACATTATCAAGGAGTCATACTTTGGTGGTGAAACCATTTCCGAAGAATTTGGAGATGACAACACCGAAGGAACTCCAAGAAGCGACAAAGAAGTAAATTCAATTGTAGAAGGCTACGCTAGAGCCATCAAGAGACACTGAAAAACAAAACCCATAAAGGAGATTTCAAATGGACTTCGATTCAGTTACACCAATGGATCACTTAGAAGAGAAGTGGTCCCCAATTCTAGAGCATGAGGATCTACCATCAATCAGCGATCCTTATAAGAGAAAGGTCACTGCCGTTCTTCTAGAGAACGAAGAGAAGGCTCTTCGTGAGCAGTACCTCGCCGAAACCCCCATCAACGCCCTCGGTGGCAACCTCGGTGGTGGTGCAATCTCAGGTAACTCCAGCAACTACGCTGGTTTTGACCCCGTTCTCATCTCACTCGTTCGTCGTGCTATGCCAAACCTAATGGCTTATGATGTCTGTGGTGTTCAGCCAATGAGCGCACCAACAGGTCTTATCTTTGCCATGCGTGCTAAGTATGCAGGTATTGGTGCTGCCATAGGAAACGAAGCACTCTTCCAAGAGGCTGCTGTTCGCTTCGGTTCAACTGGTGGTAATGCTAACAGCACACCTGATGGTGATATCAGCACCGATCCATTCGCTGCTGGTTATGGTGCAAACAGTGGTGGCACTGCTGATGGTTCAGTAGTTTCTGCCTCAGAGCGTCTTGGACAGACCAACTCAGAGTTCCGTGAAATGGCATTCACCATCGAGCGTGTTGCTGTTGAAGCAAAGACTCGCGCCCTCAAGGCTCAGTACACAACTGAACTCGCTCAGGATCTCAAGGCTGTTCACGGTCTTGATGCCGAAAGCGAACTCGCTAACATTCTCAGCACTGAAATTCTTGCTGAGATCAACCGCGAAGTTGTTCGTAAGATCTACAACAACGCCAAACTCGGTTGTCTCCAGACTGACCTTTCCTTCTCAAGCACAGGTGCCTTGGTAGAATTGTTTGCCGATGGCGTAACTACCGATTCACACGTTCGTAACGGTGTTACTGGTGGTATCTACGACATCAACCGTGATGCTGACGGTCGTTGGAGTGCAGAACGCTTCCGTGGACTCATGTTCCAGATCGAGCGTGAAGCCAACGTCATCGCTAAGGAAACCCGACGCGGAAAGGGCAACTTCATCATCTGCTCATCAGATGTTGCTTCAGCCCTCGCCATGGGTGGATTCCTCAACATCTCACCAGCCCTTAACGTCAACCTCAATGTTGACGATACTGGCAACACCTTCGCTGGTGTTCTCAACGGTAAGATGAAGGTTTACATCGACCCATACGCTGGTACTCGTAACTTCGTCGTCGTTGGATACCGTGGTAGTTCACCATACGACGCAGGTATGTTCTACTGCCCATACGTTCCACTACAGATGGTTCGTGCAGTCGGTGAAGACACCTTCCAGCCACGCATTGGGTTCAAGACTCGCTACGGCATGGTCACAAACCCATTCGTTGGAACTGCTGGTGCCAACAACATCGACAGCACTGGTATTAACCAGTACTACCGCATCTTCGAGGTTCTTAACCTCCACGGAATGAACTCAGGAACACTCACCTGAGTCGAGTTCTAAGGTAGCATGAAGCACAGCCTCCTTCGGGAGGCTGTGTTTTTTTATATACATACTTTACGGAGATTATTATGTCAACAAATACAGAACAAAGACTCGCTCCAAAGTCTCAGAACTTTCTGAAGAATAACTACTTCAAGTTTATTTTGAACAAAATTCCAAATGTGGAATTTTATGTCCAAGGGTGTAATCTTCCATCAATTGGCACAAATTATGTTGAAACTAAAAGTGCGTTTGCTCATCCACTCCAAACCACAGGTGTAAACTTAGATTATGGCACACTTAGTCTTTCGTTTATAGTTGATGAAGACCTATACAATTACATGGAACTTTACAACTGGATTAAGGGTCAGGTTCCAGAGTTAACATACAACGACGTTGATTCTGAAACAGAAAGATACAGTGACGCATCTCTTCTTATTTTAAACAGCGTTTATAAGCCTAATCTCCGTGTTGATTTCTTTGATCTATTCCCAGTAAATTTAGGCGAAATTAGTTTTGACTTGACAGACTCCGATCCATCTCCTATTATATTACAGACAGAATTTAGATTTAATGAACTCAAGATTACTCGCCTATGAACCTAAATGAACTTCGTGAAATGGTCAGCACTGACCT